GGGGGTCGGGGGCGGGTGGGTCACGCCCACGCCCATGTTTAAACGTCCCGCTCCTGCTCTACTGGTATCGTTGCGTGTAAACGCTTTGCGTCTACGTCTAGCACTGATGCCTTGCCTTGCTCTAGTAACTTAATGTGCCCTGCGAGTTCACGCTTCAATTGATCTGCGGTGATCACTGCCTTGTCTTGTACCTCTGTCGGTGCAAACAGTCCTGACGCTTTGCCCATCAGTTCCAGTGCTTTTAATTTAGTACCCTCTTGCTTGGCATTCTTGCTTAGTGCAAGCAACCCTTTCAACACATATCTTTTAGAAGCTGAAAGGTCTTCACTCAGGTGTTCTGCTGTCTCTTCCCATGCTTCTTCTAGTATGTGTTTAATCCTCGGGTCTTTCATTAGCTTGTTAGCTGATGCGCTAATACTTGCATCTGATCCTGTGTCATTACCATAGGCATCTCTGTATGCTTGCCGTAGTGATTTCCCCTGTATCACCCCTGTAGTGAACAGTGCTTGCCGAGGGCTTATAGGTTTAGGTCTCTGTATGTCTGATCCCTTATGTAGTCCATCCTTTCTTAGTCTTGGTCTCTCTGCGAGATGGGCTAGCTGTTCCGCTTCGCTAAGGGCTTCTAGGTCTACATCCTCGCCCCAGTTCTCCTCCTCCGCCATTGCCTGATCCAGTTCCGCCTTGTACTCAGCCTTGCTTGTCTTGCTCATGTTTAAACGCTCCATATTAGTACGCACTTACCAACTTTGCCCCGCACCAACGCAGGGAAACACACTGTTCGTATTATGCACAGTTTATCCACACCCTGTGCATAAGTCAAAAGTTATCCACAGGAAGTTATCCACAACTTATCCACACCCCCCGAGTTATCCACAGCTTATACATATGTTATACATTTCTTATACAGTGCATAAAAACAACACCATGAATTGAGTACCTTGGTACTACTGAATACCTCAAATGTAAGTGCGAACTGTATAAACATACATGGCTCTAGAACGCATCAGAACGCTCTCAGTGCGTTTTAAATTCTTTTGGCTACTACCCCCCTACCACCCCCAAAAAAAACGATCCTGAGCCGTTCTGAGCGTTTTTTAATACTTTTGGAAAAGTATTACTTTTTGGACTCTGGCATGGTTCATGCTATGCCCCAAGACCCAGTAAACCTACTAATAAGAGCGACTCGATTCAGCCCATCAAACACCCACAATTTAATAACCCTACAGTTTACTCGGATAAATATTAGGTGTATTGACAGGCACTATCATTCTGTTAAAGTTCAGTTGTCGGTTGATTGTTCTTTAGATGTTTTCCCCGCCAACCGACAAAGGGGATAAGTTCTAGGCTACTGATCAAAGTCCTAGTGAGACAGAGTTGGGGACACCAACAAGAGTCTTGAGGCAGGGACTAATCAGGTAAGTAAAACTTTTGAAATCCCCCTGCCCCTCTAGCTAGAGTTCAGCCTGTAGCCCCTAGGGCTACGGGGTGCATTTTCGCACTGCTATCTAGGACAACAACATGGACTACAAAGCAATTTATGAGCAAGCTGTACAGGCGGGACAGCAAGCAGAAGCAGACTTCATTGCCCAGTATGGCGAGCCGATGTATTGCGGTTTTGCTTGGGTTGACATTACCAACGGCAGAGACCCTTTCGTTAACTGGGCTAGAAAAAACAACGTTGGCAAAAAGCACTGGCAAAAAGGTTGGCAGATTTGGAATCCCAGTGCCAACTTCACTCAGTCAATGGACGTGAAAGAAGCGGGTGCTAGTGCCTTTGCCAAGGTACTCAGGGACAACGGCATTCCCGCTTACATGGGATCGAGAGCAGACTGACATTTCAGCGGTCAGCCCTACGGGGTTGACCAGTGCAATGTTGCACGGCTACAGAGGACACAACATGAAACGTGAATACATCAAAGCCTTTAACGCTCTCAAAAAAATGGGAGTTCCTGTCTACGTTCGGGACGACATGAACGGCAGATTTCAGATCAGCGCAGAGGAGCCTGAGTCTTACAAATGGGTTGACTACCACACTGGCTATCAGCGTTCAGACTGGATTTTCGGTGTTCACCCCAAGCTTGACGCAACCCTCAAAAAGTACGGCTTCCTTGCAGAGTGGATCAATGCGGGTGAAGTTGGTGTTTACAAAATCTAAAGGAGACCAGTATGTATACAGCACAAATCGACAGGTTCGGCAACATCATTGTTTGCAAGGGTGATCGGGAGCGTAACGGCTACCGCATCTTTTTCACTGGCAGTTACAAAGACTGTTTAAACAGGAAGTTTGCCACTGCTTAAATTTTCACCTTGAAGCCCTGCTTGTCAGGGTTTTGAAGTGGCAATTTTGCCCAACATCGGAGACCTACTATGAATGTTCAACGTATCAAGCAGTTCATCGAGGCAAACCCTGCCGAGTATGAGTGGCTTGTTGCCAAGTCACCCTCTTTCTCCTTTGCCTCCTCTGTGCTGTCTGCCTTGCACAGATATGGCAATCTGACCCCCAACCAACTGTCCGCTATTCAGCGGTGCGTGGCTAAGGATTCTGCCCCTCGCCCTGAGCCTGTCCCCTCCGCTCAGGTTGACGTGTCCCCTATCGAGGTTGCCTTTGACAAGGCTAAGGATTCGGGTCTGTCCTACCCCAAGCTACGGCTCGGTGCTTTCGTATTCAGCCCTGCCCCAGTGACAGGCAAGAATGCGGGTTCAATCTACGTCAAGTCCGAGGGTGTCTACCTCGGCAAAGTGACAGGCGGTAAGTTGTTTACCTCCCGTGATGCCTCCCCTGAGAGTGCAAGTCAGATCAGCGAGGTGCTTGCTGACCCCCGTAGTTCAGCCATTGCCTATGGCAAAACATTCGGCAAGTGTTCAGTCTGTAACAGGGATCTGTCAGATCCTGAGAGCGTAGCACTGGGCATCGGCCCTGTCTGCGCAAAGCGTTTCGGTTGGGTTTAAACAGGAGGTTTTATGAAAATCTATCAGTTCTACATTCTCAAAACCTTGGTCTGCATGACAGGGTTTTTGGCGAGTGTCATGGTCTTGGGCAGTGATTCACTGCTCTTGTTTTGGGTAGCCATCATGTCGTTGGTTGCCTCTTTAATTTTCTACTTTGCAGGAGAGTGAGCATGATTACAGAGAGCATTAGAGACTACACCCATGCCGAGGATGGCATGGTGCATGGGCAGATCATCTACACCTATAACTCACCTACCCACTGGGGTAGCGAGGGTGTATGTGAGGTGCGTGTTGACTATGGTTTTGGCGGTAAGCCAAAAGCCCGTTTGTCCTACAGCGCAGGGGGACACAACAAGGGGTTCAATAGCGTAGAGATAGCCGATGCTATCTCCGAGGCTTTTGCCCGTGCCAAGCAACGTTTGCAAGTGCTGTCTCTTACTTGCAACGTAGGCTGATGATTGATAGCGATACCCCCTTGCAAAGGATATCGTTATCGTTTACACTCACGTTATTGAATTTTTAGCGGTGAGCCTTACGGGGTTCACCAGTGGAAATTCCCACTTCAACCGAGACCTACTATGTCACTACCTGTCATTTACTCTACCCGTGAAGATTGGCTCAATGGTGCTATCAATGAGTTGAAGCCTTTCTTTCTTATCAATGGAGTGTCCATCAGCGACAGAATCAGAGTGTCTTGCGCTCTGCCCTCCAATGCCAAGCGTACCAACTTCAAGTCAGTTGGCGAGTGCTTCCCTAGTACGAACAGTGCTGACGCTCACTATGAGATTTTCATCAGCCCTGTGCTTGCCGATCCCGTCAAGGTCTTTGAGACCCTCATTGCCATGTTGTGCCATACCGCTAAGGGTGCGCTCAATCACGGCAAGCCTTATCAAAAGATAGCCGATGCCATGTTGCTGTTACCCAACGGCACTCAGTCAGCCCGTTACAAGTCGGTGACTCATGGCGGTGCATTCGTTCAAGCCTATCAGCAGATCATCGACTCGCTCGGTGCATACGTCCACGCTGAGTTGTCAGCCTCGGTTGGCAAAAAGCAAGGCACTCGGATGTTGCTTGCTCAGTGCCCATCATGCGGATATGCGGTTCGGCTCACCTCCAAGTGGGCATACAAGAACGGCAACCTCAACCTGCCGATCTGCCCCAATGAGGGCGATACCCTCGCTTTGATTTGAAACCAGTACCTAGGAGAGAACAACATGGCTTCCATGAACACAATAAAAACCTTGTCAACCCTCGACAAGTTCGTTATCAACGGGGCTGTTTCAGCCCTCAAAGCCCCTGACCATATCCGTCAGGACAAAGACAAGATGGTGCGTTTAAACTGGTTAGGTGACCTGATTGAGCAGGGCTTGACTGACTTTGACTACATCAAAAATTGCTCACCTGTCGCTGACAATGTGAACAGTGTAGACAGTGCCAAGCTTGATGCTACAGCCTCGGTTGCTGTACGTGCCGAGGCGGTTGCCCTTGATGCCATCAACAAAGTGGCAGTGGTAACTCAGAGCATCAGTGCTGTATCACAACAGATCAATGATCTGTCAGTGGCAGTCCACAAAGCCTCTGTTGCATCTGCATCAAACCTCGATGAGGACAAGATCAATGCAGAGGTTGCCTCCGCCATTGCCAAAGCGTTTAAACCCTTTGCGCAAGCTGTCAAAGATGCCAAGGCAGAGGCTGTCGTGGCTAATGCTACCAAGGCAAAAATCATTGATCGGAAATCTGCGCTCGATGTATTCGGTGTTGACGTTCGCAACCCCAAGGGTGACCCTGTCATGGTTGACATTTGGGACGCACCCGACAGCCCCGATGTTGATCCCAACTTTGTGTGGCAAGAGGACATTCTGAAGCACTTGCTCCTCTCACAAAAGACAGGCGAGAACCTGTGGTTTGGCGGTGCTAAGGGCACTGGTAAGTCAGAGACAGCCCGTCAATTTGCTAGTCGCACTGGACGCTCTTACACCCGTATCAACTTCCACAAGTACACGACAGCCGATGATTATGCGGGTGCTGTCGGTCTTGAGAATGGTGCGACAGTGTTCAAGAAAGGTGCTTTCTTGGAGGCTTTCACCTCCCCGTCTACAGTGATTTTGCTCGATGAAATCAGCATGGCAGATGCGGGTGAGTTGGCTACTCTGAACGGCTTTCTTGAGCCGAACAGTGCAGTCAATTACGGGGGTTCTGTTCACCGCAGGGCAGAGGGTGTTTTGGTCTTTTCGGCTGATAACACCCTGACCAATGGTGATACATCAGGACGCTATGCCAAGGTTCAACAAATGAATTCTGCACTGGTTGACCGCTTTGCCCGTGTGATTGAGTTCAAGTACCTGAGTAAAGAGCAAGAGGTTATTGCTCTGACCTTGCACACTGGTTGCCACAAAATGTTGGCTGAACACGTAGTCAATGCCATCAGTGCTTGCCGTGCCAAGGTCATTACAGGGGACGTGATCGATGCCCCCTCTATCCGCTCTGCCCTCGCTTTCATTCGGGCATTGGACATTCTCTCAGTTGACGAGGCATGGGAATCAACCATTACCTCCCGTCAACCCGAGGAGAGCCGTGTCGCACTTGATGCAATCAAGTCGGCTTACATCAACGCTAGTGTTCTAGCAAAATATCTGTGAGGTCAATATGAAAACCTATCGTGGCTATGAGTTTAAACGGGCAGTGGTGATCGGCATTCACAAAATCTGCTCTGACCTTGGCTTGCGTCCTGTCGAGGTTCGTTGGGATGCGGGGGCACAAACCGCCTGTATCAACAAGAGTGGCAGTGTCATACTTGCCAACGTCAAAGATGATGCAGTGCTGACTCAGGGTGACCTGATGCGCTATGTCGGCATGGCAGTGCATGAGTTGTTGCACTGGATGTATACCGACTTTGATGCTGTCCACTCAGCCTATGCGCACGGGCAGTACATTGCCCAGTTGCACAATGCCTTAGAGGATGCGTGGATCGAGGGCAAGGGCATCAAGGCAGGGCTGACAGGCAACATCGAGGAGTTGCTCAGTGCCCTGATCAATGGCATGGTTGCCGAGGGCTTGGCTTACAAGAGCCGTAGAGGTGAGGCAATCGACTGGTCAGACCCTGTCCAGTACCCCTTTGTTCTCGCTGTCTATGGACGTAAACACGCCAAGATCAAAGTACCTCTCGCCCTTGGGCTTGAGCCAATCTTTGCCGAGGCTGTCAAACGTTTAAACACTTGCGGTAATTCATGGGATACCTTGGAGGTTGCCAAGTGGGTGTTTGATCAGCTTAACAATGTGAACACCAAGCCCGAGGATGAGCCTGTTCAACCCCCAATCAACCCAACCCCTCCCTCCGATGATGAGGGTGAGGATGGTGATGGCGGTGAGGGTGATGATGAGAATGGCTCAGGAGGGGACTCAGAACAGCCTACAGGAGGCGATCAGGGCGGTGATGCACCTACCCCCAAGCCTGACCCTGCGAAGCCTCCTACAAAGGATGGCGAGACAGTCAAAGCCCGTGAGGTTGAGCCTACCGCTAACCCTCCCGAGGGTGCAGGATCGGGAGGCTCTTACAGCACCGATGACGTGATGCGCAAGGGGTATCACACAAGGGCTGACAACCCCCGTACTTTCCCAATCGACTTTTAAGGAGGTCTTATGATTCCCGCCAAGTTACGCTATACAGTCAGAAAGCTGTTTGAGAATTCGGGCTTTGAAGAATTCCAAAACAACCGCAAGTCAGGGGTGCTGAATGTTCGGGCACTCCCGACTATGGCTCACAATGACCGCCTGTTTAAACGTAGGAAAGAACATGACGGCATCGACTCTGCGGTGACCATTGTGCTTGACGTGTCAGGCTCAATGTTTCGCCCTGCCAAGCCCTTGGACTCCAAGATGTACCATGCCATCCTAGCAACCTATGCCCTACTGGACACACTGTCCAAGGCAGGGGTTGCAACCAGTGTCGTGACATTCGGGTGCGAGGTCTCATTGCTCAAAGACTTCAACGTGCCCTATCAACGTGTCAGACCGATGCTTGAGAGGCTTCAGTCAGGGGGCGGTACTCAGGACTTCACTGCCCTGTCATATGCCCACGGGTTGCTGTTGAATCGTCAGGAGGAGCGCAAGGTTTGCTTCTTTCTTACCGATGGCATCGGCAACGCTGATGCTTGCAGAGAACAAGCACTGTCGGGTGAGAACCTTGGCATCACCACTATCGGGGTTGGCATCCGCTCGGACGTGACCCACATTTACAAGAACGCTGTAACCATCGAGAAGCTTGAGGACATGGGCACTGTAGCGTTTGACAAGCTGAAGCTTGCTGTATGAGGGGGGCTTCCCCCCCTTGTGATACAATATCGTTGTGGCACTGTCCACACTATCATTCAACAAATGAGACCAGTAGAGGAGAGCGGTTATGAACACCACATTAATACTCAGCACCAACGCAAGTGGCTCGACATTCACACTTGATGTTGACCTTAGATACACCTCAAAAGCATTCCCTGCTTTATCAAGAATCCAACGGGCACTTGACAAGTTCCTGACCAACAACTCTCACTGGCTCGCTGAGGATGAACCTCAGATCGTGGCTGTAGTGCAGAGTGACTCCAAGCTTAACGTGAAATATGCGTCAGGCTTATCGCTCACAAAGATTGATCCACTTTACGTTTAAACAGGAGAGAGAACATGACTATCAAACAAGAAATTACATCTTTCAAATTGTCTGCAACATGGAGCGATGGCAAGACCGAGGGCTTGGCAAGCCATCTGCCTGAGTACTTGTATGACCAGTTGCAGGACTACTTTCGGGAGTTGGAAGACTTGCGAGAAGAACACGACAACGATATGCGTGATGAAGAGTATTCATTTGGTGAAGATGAATCAAAGGAAATCAAATGACAGTAACAGTTTATTTTGAGGCTAAGGCAGGAGCGCACGTAGTTGCCAAGTTTGATAACGAAGCAACCTACATGGTTTGCTTATCCGCACTGGAGAAGTTGGCTGAGAGCCAAGGCTACGTAGTCACCGAAAGCTTAGACGAAGAACTTTTAAAAGGAGAAGAGTAATGCAAGGACTAGACAATCATTTTTCTGCGCTATGGGTTGCCAATGAGCGCAGGGAGGCAGAGGGTACACCCACTGCCAAATACACCATTACAGTGGCTGTAGAGGGCTTTGTTCAGATTGATGTTGAGGCTACTAGCCGATCCAAGGCAGTTGATCAGGCTATGGAGATATTCAACGACAGCAGTATCAACATTGTGGTGACCGAGAAATCTGTCGCAGACGTGGAGAAATGGAAATGACGTTTAAACAAGGAGGCAAGACTGGCTACCCTGCGGGTCTCCTCCAAGATGATGACTCAGGATTGAGCAAGTGGTTTGCAAGCAGACCTGACGCTCGTTATATCGTTAGAAAAAACATACAGGAGAGAACCAATGAAAACTTACAAGGTATGGGCACGAAGTGTGTCGCACGTCTACGCACTCATAGAAGCGGAAAACCATGAGGATGCGTGGGAGAAGGCTAAGGAAATGGACGGGTCAGATTTTATTGACTCAGGTCATGGTGATTGGGACTTGGTAAGCACCGAGGAGGTGACCAATGACTGACCAAGAGCGAATCGTTTACCTCAGATCAGCACTGAAGAACCTGACTGAATCCGCTGACCGCTACATTGATGATGGATCATGGATTGAGCATCTTTCACTTGACGTGGAGTTTGCAAAGGGTGTTCTTAAATCAACACGTATTAAAAAGGAGAGTAAAAATGAACCACACACAATGGCAAAAAATTGAGCGGGTTTTGCTTCTTATCGGCATGATCGTTTTACTACTTGACTTATTTTACTGGAGACCTTAATGTTTAAACACATATCCCCCCACCCTTGGACTGCGGGTAAGCTGACTGTTTGGAGTTACCCGCATGAGGGCGGTAAGAACATAGTTGCCAATTGCGGTAACAGAAACATCCCAACGGCTACCCAACGGGCGAATGCCCGACTGATTGCCATCGCCCCGCAGATGTATGAGATCATTCAAAAGATGCAGAGTGAGGATGCCAAGGCATTAGTTCGTTACATGGAAAAGGAGACTGATTATGCAGATCAAGGCAATTAAAAGAGAAAGGGACATTGACTATGAACGCTTGTATCAAGCCTATGAGGGCTTGATTGATTGGATTGGCAAGAATGAAGTAGACGGGCAAGAGACCCTCGGACTATTGGTAAAAGCCGCCATATCCCTAGCCGTGACCAATAACCTACCCAAGGAGGACATACTGGAGGTTGTGTCGGTTACCTATGAGATGGAGCGTTCAATGCGTCCTACGTCCAATGAGGTGCATTGATGAGGAAGGTGAAAGCCATCACTCAATCAGACCCAACCTTTCTCAAAACCACGTACTACTATGACAACCTAATCAACCTTGTAAACCATGAACGCTTTGTTAACCCTGCCGAGAAATACATCACCTATCAAGCCAAGGCTTGGTCGGTGTATCGCATGGGCAGAGACCGAGTACCACGTTATTGTGGAAAGTATCCAAACATAATCCAAGCTGTCCGAGTGGCACAAATTTAAGGGAGCATTGCGCTCCCTTTTTTTTGGTCTAAACCTTAACGTTTAAACGCATAAACGCCAACACACCTGAAACGCTCGCCAAGTTTGTTTAAACGCATACGCAGCCAGCAACACGCGGGCTAATGTTTAAACGCATCTTGTAATGTAGACAGGAGTTTTTTCACCAAGGTATGCTCCAAGAATGTTGTACTCAAAATATTCATATGCCTCGTCCACAGTCATTGACCGACTCAGGATTTCCACGATCTTTGTCGTGTCATAGGCGACCACAGGCTCATCACCTATCCTTTCGGATACACCAATGATTGCCTCGTCAAACTCCTCCTCACTTAAGAAAAGAAGTTCTGTGTCCCACTCACCTGCAAGTTCCTCCCTAATGTTTAAACGGGGTTGAAGCTCATCTGGTAAGCTCTCTGCGTTTAAACGCTCTGAGCTACCAAGCTCATCTGTTGAGCTACCAGTCAAAATGTTTAAACGATTAGAAGGCATCTAAGTTCTCCGAGTAAGTCCCTGCGGTCTTGTTGTAGATCATTGTCGTTTCACCCTGCGTTCCGACCCAACGATAACGACACTTCCATACTGCGATCTCTACGTGATGGTCTTTCCTGTGGACAGTCAGACCGCAATCCGTCTTAGCCCACCAAGCCATCGATCCTGCGATGGACATCCCGTCAGGGCGGGGCTGTTCAGTGCCTTGTCGGGTGATCTTAGATGGGTGAGCAACAAACCAAGTATGCACGTCATGTGCCTTGCAAAACTTCTGAACCCGAGTCAGCATATCGCTGATGGCGTTTGTCTCAGTCCCGTCTGACCTCGGTAACTCTATGTAGTTATACGGGTCAATGACCAACCCCCGAACCCCCATCCTCTTAACGGCAATCCTTGCCCGTTCCAATATTGAGTCAAGTGTTGATGGCTCTTCCCCGTTTGTATCGATGAACAAGAAATGTTCTTTTACGAATTTAAACGCAATCTCTTTGTCGGTCTCTGACATCCGATCCTTACCATCAAAGAACCTACGCTTGGTGTAGATTTCCATGAGTCGGCTAATGTGAATCTCGGGCTGATTCTCAAACGAACACACGGCAAACTTCCAATCGTGCTTGTCGGCTAGGTTGACCATGATCTGATCCACAAAGTTTGACTTGCCCGATGAGGGATAACCCGTAACAACAGTCAACTGAGCGGGGGCGACTGTATAAATCTCGTCCACCGAGGTATACCCCGTTGAGTACCCCTTGCCCGTTCCCTTCGTATACAACTCGTTTAAACGCTCGTAATACGACCCCGCATCCGAGATCCCCGAAACGGGGTACGGCACAGCCGATGCCAGTAGCCCCCCTATCTTTGTCGGGTCATCAAGCATGACCTCGTTTAAATCTTTCTTTTCAAACTTAGCCAGCCTACATTTTTCTTTACCAATCCGTCTTGCCAACTCTTCGGCTAACGCTTGACCCGCAGTGTCTTGGTCTGTTGCTAGGATGATGTAAGGAACTGCGTCCAGTATCTCCCGAGCATTCCATACATAGGCAAACTTCTTATCTTCAGAAGGTAAAACCTTTCCATCTGCGACTTTGATTGGCGCACCCGATGGAACACTTACGACATTGTCAAAGCCCATCTCCATGAGCGACAGGCAGTCTATCTCGCCCTCTACGATGATGAGTGGCTGATCCTTTTGAATTAGATCAATGCCAAAGAAATCATGCGCACCGCCTGAGTCTTGAGTGAAATCCTTCTCAGGGAATGATCGGTACTTGGCGGCAACCAATGCACCATTCCTGTAGTAGGGAAAGCCGATGGCATCTGCGGTCTTGCCCAGTTTGCCAAAGTACTTCTCAGAGGCAAACAACTTCATTTTGTCTGCGGTTTGATGTGATATGCCCCGTGTGGCTAACCATGCGTAATGTTGATCTTGCAGTTTGTTTGAAACAATTGTTGGGTTTGGTACGGCTGACAAAATTCTCTCCTGTTGTGGTTGGACTGAGCCGTTAGTCTGACAATGATGGCAGTGAAACACGACCGCCCCGTCTGCTTTGCGGGTTAGTGTCATGTCTTTTTGATTTGATTTTCTGCGTTCAGCAGAACAGTACGGGCAAACTACCCGAGTAGATTCGTTGAAGTGGAACTGATCCACGAACTCCGCGTTCATTTCATTGAACCATCTGACTTGCGTTTAAACGAGCGGTTCTTGCTGGGGGCTTCCAGTCTCACGCCATCTGCGTTTGATCCACCCTTGCTCAAAGCCTTGACGTGGGCTACGTCTTTACCTTGTCGGGTCACTCCCTTAGCGTCCAATTTTCTACGGGCACGTTGGCGTTCCATTCGGTTCTCATGTTCGCCTCGTTCTTGTTGGGTCTTGTACTCTTGTTTAAAATTGCGTGTCATTATTTGCTCCTTGGGATGTTAATTAAACCGCATGAAACCTGACAAGGTCAATCGGACAAAGATAAAAATCTTGCGTTACATCTTCGTACCTTGAGTCCTTGCGCTTTTCTGAATACCATTGTTTACACGTAGACGAATTAACCACTGCCATGTGTGTTAAATCTGCGCTTTGAATGATGTACGCATACGGTTTTGGCTTGGCGTTGTCAAAGGAATGCTTGGCACAGACAATGAACTTGTCCCCAAATTTCCAATCTGCCCTGCTTGTGAAGTTAATCCCGAGTCTCTTGACCTCAACCCTCATGTTGATGTAGAGATCACCTTTATCTACGTGATCCATGCGGTTCTCATAACTATCCGAGACAGTCGAGGGCGGTATCGTTACCGAGTAACCCAAACTGTTTAACCAATTAGAGGCTGAGATAACCCCCTCATGGCTTTCTCCAAGGTGCTTGACGAACCTTTGGAAATCCCTTTCTCTTGCTTCCATCTCTCTCTCCTTATCGCCCCTTTGCGGGGCTGTTAATAATTTTCACCCATAGACCCCCCTACCCCAAGGAGTAGAGAGGGATGGTTTCACCGCCCGTTAAGGCTTCTGCATGTCAACGTTAGTTGACCCCTGTGCTTGCAGATACGACCAGCACCGTGGATTATTCGGGAACTGCCCCCTAGCTTGCGCATACCACGTAACCCTTTGCTTCCACGCAGGCAGATATCTACCCCTTAGTAACGTCTGGAGTACGGTTGTGTATTGCGGGGGGAGGAGGAACTAGGACTGCTCACATGTAGCAGTGTTTTCAAAACATTTACCGTCACAGTGGCGCTAACCCACTGCACAATCCTAGTCCCAAAAACAAAAAGCCACTTACAACTGCCCCGTTGCGGTTCCCCAAACGGGGCGAGGCATGTGTAAATGGCTTCCTAGTGTTGACCGCAACGACAACAATTGCACTGTATCACAACTTATTGGGATGTTGTCAAGTACTTTGTAAAAATATTTTCAATCTGTATGCAAAAAAAATTGCAGCCGGGTTGGCTGGTTTGTTTAAACAAAAAATGGTATCCCGGGAACGCCGCAAGCGTTTAAACACTGCCGCCGGGTTGTGTTGCTGCCGGTCAAAAAATGGTTTAAACTTCACGCACCGCAACTTGCAGTTGCCGGTACTCTCCTCTCTCCATCGTGAGATTTAGCCCTTCCGAGGTTTCTTGGAGGGGCTTTTTTTTGGGGCAACATCAGGGATTCTTTCAATGATGATCTCTGCCCTTGGGTTGTCAGGGTCTAGCCCCCAGTAGCAATGACGCTCTTTAACCTGTCTGTCGTTCTCATATATAAGACCCTGCATCAGGTCTAAGATCAGGCTCTCATCTAAGTCGGGTCGCCTTGAAGCATAAAAAATATGCAGAGTAACTCTCAGGTCACCCGTCATTAGGGTAGCCAATGGCTTGCACTGTTGCCTAAAAACATCAGAGTAACTTAATGCTTTAGCAGACTTAATCAGCCTAGATATACCACCGTAGTGTACAACTCTACGGGAATTTGCTTTAGAAGCTGGCTCTCCAAAAATAATTTGTGATAGCGCTTGCAATTGTGTTACATCATCGCTATTATAGAGGTCTGGATTCATAAAAACCTTAAGGAGAGTACATGAAAATTACCAATGAACAAGGCTTACCCGCACCGTTAGTGGCTTTGCTTGCTAGAGACTTTTACACTAAAGGCGCATCTCAGTATAGCGTAACAGAGCTAATGTCGCCACCAAAGATACGCAGAATGCGCGAACAGTATGATGACGAGATAGTCATTGATGTTACCAAATTGATTGCTTCTCAGCTAGGCACATTCATGCACGCCAAGCTTGAGGGCAAGGCCATAGAGGGCTACACCAACGAGGAGCGCATCTTTCACTCTATTGACGGTATCACCATTAGCGGTGCAATTGACCTACAGGAACACACAGATGACGGGGTTGTCATCATTGATTACAAGTTTGTTAAGGCTTGGTCAGTGATGCAGGCGTTGGCACGTAACAAGGATGAGTGGGACATTCAACTGAACATCTACAAATGGTTGATTGAGACCGTCAAGAAGCAAAAGGTCTGCGGTCTAAAGATCTGCGCAATCATCAAAGACTACACGCCCCACGCCACTCAGGAAAACTATCCCAAGGCAGAGGCAGTGATGATTGATATCCCAATGTGGGACTCAGTTACCACCGAGACCTATGTACGCCAACGCTTGGATATGCACCGTTTTGCCAAGCAAGCCCAAGAATTCGGAGAGGAGATACAGCCCTGTACCGATGAAGAAAGATGGATGAGCGAGACCATCTACGCAGTAAAGAGAGAGGGACGCAAGACTGCGATCCGTGTATTTAAAACCATAGAGGAAGCCACAGAGTTGGCAGAAAAGGAAAAAGGCTATGTCGAGGAAAGAAAAGGCGAACCCAAGCGATGCACAGGAGATTTCTGTGGAGTCAGCAAGTGGTGTAAACAGTATCAAGGAGAACTCAATGTCCCCGCATGATTTGCTCAAGATTAACGTCAACGAGCATACAGAGAAGAAGAATGGCTTAACGTACCTCTCATGGGCGTGGGCATGGCGAGAGGCGTTAAAGGCAGACCAAAGCGCAACCTTTGATGTGCAGACCTTTGAGGGTAAACCCTACATGGACGTGAATGGCACAGGCATGGTGTGGGTCACTGTCACCATGTTTGGTCAGCCACGTACTTGTATGTTGCCCGTGATGGATTACAAGAACAAACCCATCCTTAATCCCGATGCGTTTGCTGTTAACACTGCGATTATGAGATGCATGACCAAAGCCCTTGCGCTCCACGGTTTGGGCATATATATCTATTCGGGTGATGATCTTCCGGAGGATGAGTCAAAAGAGGCTCCTACGCCCGTGGCAACGGCTCCAAAGCCTATTGTCAGGACAGCCACCAAGTCTGTTCAGCCCAAGGAATGGGACGACTCAGATGCAAGCCGTAAATTGTTTGCCGATGGAATGATTGAGTGGACATCCCACTGCACCACAGTAGCAGGTTTAAACAGCTACTGGAAGAGCAATGAACTTCAGCTTGACTCGCTGAAGGAAACGCACCCTCCTCTTTACGAGGGGGTTCTTAAATGCTTCAAGGAATTGAAGACAAAACTAAACCAAACGGAGAAACCAAATGAGTGATTACCAAGCAAAGCCGGACACAGGATCAATGTTCGCAACCCAAACTAAGAAGACTCCCAAGTCTCCTGATTATTTTGGGTCTATCGCAGTCAACTTAAAAGACATGACCAATATCAAGACAGAGGATGGTCTGACCATCATCAAGATTTCGGGTTGGAAGAAGGTCGCCAAGAACGGTAAAACGTTCCTGTCATTTGCTGTGGATCGTTATGTTCCAAAGCAAGAGGGCGGTACACGCTACGAAGACCAAGCGCAGGAGTTTCCTGCTGACGATAAAGACATTCCCTTTTGAGGAGAGACCATGACTAAAGCAAAAGAAATTCGTGCTTACAAAGAAGCCAACCCCACACACAAGGCAAAAGATATTGCCAAGGCTTGTGGTGTAACTACAACCTATGTTTACCAAGTTCTGCACAGCGCCAAGAAAAAAGCGGTAAAGAAGCCAGTTGTTACAGAAGGTCAAGACACTCTGCGTAAAGAGATTAAACGTTTACACGAAGACCTTGACGGCTGGAAAGAGTTGTACCTTTCTGCTAATGAAGCATTGACTCAACTTGAGCAAGATGTAGTTGGCTACCGTGCTGTGATCTCTTATCTACAGGGACAACTTGATGGCGCTACAGTTTGAAGCCCGTAAGATAGCGCTAAAGCAAGACCGTACAGGTTTTGTTTTGACGCTTGTTCTGCACCCTGATGAAGTACCCGTAGAGATTCTGCGGGACTTTGTTGGGGCGAGGTATGCCTGTGCATTGGTTCGCATCCAAGATGATGAGTCACCAACACAGTACAACAACCGAGTTGCTAAAGCAGGGATGCTTTGCCGAGACCCTGACTTCCAAGAGTTCCTGTTGTGTGATAACGAAACAGACGCTGCGCACATGTTGTGTAAACGCTGTGGAATTGAATCACGTACATTGCTTCATGGAAACACAGACGCTATATACAAGTTTGACTTGTTACTCCATGAATTTGAATCTGTAAGGAAAAACAATGACCCCTTCTAAAAAACTAAAACCGTTTATGACTTACTTGGATGATGCTGATTACGTCAAGCTAAAGAAGTTTGCCAAGTCAAAGAGAGTGACTATGGCTAGGATTCTGCGTGAGGGATTGGAGGTTCGCATGGCACAGGACAACCCTTATCTCAAGGGGTTCAACGACGGGCTTAATGCGGCTACAAACGTGATCAATTCCAATCAGGCATCTCAGATGAGATTCCCGTCAGGAAAGTCGTTTGGGGAGTTGATTAACGAGGAGATTGCTCATTTAATTATGAGGGAGGTAACAAGTGAAAGTATTAAGGGGTGACCGCAATCAATGTCAGGGATGTAAGGAATATTTCAACAGCACTGGTGCGTTTGAGAAACACCGCACAGGGCAGTATGGAGTAGACCGCAGATGCAGAACCCCCGAAGAAATGATTGCAAAAGGTTTTAGTTTAAACGCGGCTGGCTATTGGATTGCTTCAAAGATGCCGGATCATATGAAGAAAAGGGATTTACAAAATGTTGACGAATGAACAACTAAGACGTAAGGCTCGGAAGATTTACAACAACGATATGGTTCCCGAACATACCAATCGACACAATCAACGCAAGTGGGTACGTGCAGTTCTGCGATTGGGGAATCATTGGTTGGTTGCCAAACCAATAGGGAGACTAGATGCAGGCCAAAGCCATCCTTGAGTTTTACTATCCCGATGATGAAGACGAACTTTTGTTTGCAATCAAAGGGCCGGAAATGTACAAGGCTTTAACGAATATCAAGATGGCTGTGACGGGTGAGTTCACCCACAAAGCAGACATGGCGAAAGCGTTAGCCCGAATCCGTGATCTAACAGATCAAGTTTTTACAGAGTTAGGCGAATAATTTTTAACATAAAGAGAGTACCAAAATGGCTAAAGAAATTGAAACAACATACGTTATTTCCCCACCAAAGTTTGCAACTGTGGACGTTTACTTAGAGGGCATTGCACCGCTAGTGGTTGAACGCTTCAGCAAGAAAGCAGAACTGATGGCGAAGATGCAAGAAGGTAAGTCAGCAGGCAGTAAAAAGGTTCGTGATGCACGGGACTACGAGAAAGAAGCAGAGGATGCCCGTTACCGCAGTATGCAGGGATGGGAAGGTGTAAACGCTGCATCTTTCCGTGCTGCGATGATTTCTGCGTGTCGTCTGGTTGGCTTCAAAATGACACTTGCCAAGCTGTCCACGTTTGTAGAAGCTGATGGTTGGGATCAACAGGACGGCATTCCACTTGTTCGGGTCTACGGCAAGAGCGACACCTACACCGCACACACCCGTAACGCTACCGGAGTAGTGGATGTGCGTTCACGCCCCATGTACAAAGAATGGGCAGTCAAACTGCGCATCCGTTTTGACATGGATCAGTTTAAGACTGTGGATGTAATTAACTTGATTAGCCGTTGTGGCTTACAAGTAGGAATTGGAGCAGGCAGACCCGACAGCAAGGCTAGTGCCGGATGTGGGTTTGGTTTGTTCCAAGTTGTAGAGAGCGACCGAGAGAACGCAATCAGAGCCAAGTTTGGCATTGAGTAACGTTTAAACCAAGGCAGGCTTGGAGAGGCTAGTTGCGGCCCGTTTGGGATTGGCAGGGTACGGCAGGCTGGGCAGAGCGTGGTTTGTCGCGGTTCGGAGAGGCATGGTAAAGCACGGCAGGCATGGCTCGTTGTGGTCTGGTTTGGCTTGGTGGAGTTTGGCTTGGCACAGTAAGGCAGGCGAGGCATGGACTGGACGGGTATGGTGCGGTGAGCATGGTTAGGCAGGCGAGGCGGGGCTTGGAGGGGCACGGTTGGGTGAGGCAGGCATGGCTCGGCTAGGTATAGCGTGGTAGGGCAAGGCAGGCGTGGTGAGGAGAGGCGTGGCTGAGTATGGCGGGGTGCGGCAGGCACGGAGAGGCGAGGCACGGAGAGGTAGGGTAAGGATGGCAGGCATTTATGTTTAAACACAAAGGAGAAACTATGAACGAAGAAAGAAAACTGTTAGAGAAGATGGCACGTCGCAATGGCGGGGTGCTAATGATTGATGACGTTATCAAAGAGGCTCAAGACGAGGGCAGTATTCTGCACAGTCATTTTGAGTGGGATGACTCAGAAGCGGCTGTTCAATACCGCAGGGAACAGGCTAGAACCCTGATTCAAAGATGTAGGATCACTGTATTAGCGGATGAACCAACGCATGTACGTGCGTTTGTAAGTCTGCCATCTGACCGTGAAACTGGCGGTGGCTACAGGATGGTTGCGGATGTAATGACAAGCGTTTCAATGAAAGAAGAGTTTGTCCATGATCTTCAGTTGACTATCGCCCGTTGGACTAAGAAGTTGCACCTAGTTGATTCAGACATCGCAGACTTAATTATCCAGTTGGATGAAAGCTTAAAGCAACGTGCCCAAGGAGCCGAAGAGGCAAGAGTATGAGCGAACCAAGTTTAAACATATGGGAGAAGGCGCTGGGGTGGCGCAAGAGGCAGATGATCATCAAACAACTTGATCCGGTAACCAATCAGATCAGGAATAACACCTTGGAAGAGGTGGCTAAAGAGTTTGAAGCCATGAAGAACGGTGGAGACACAACCGCAAGCTTTGCGGTCTACGTAAGGAATATGAAGAAATGAATGGGTTTGTAAAGCAACAGCTAGACCTAAACGGGATGCCGCCCAGCACACATCAGTTTAAACAATGTGACAAATGTACGCAGCAGAAACCGCCAGAAGGCGGTATACAGATGGGTTTAAACAGATGGTACTGCGCTGGGTGCTGGACGCTTAGAGCAACACGGAGGCCAAAGAATGCCTAGACCTAAACCTCCTATGCCACTAAAAGGCAGGCAAGTAAGAATGTCAGATGTGGAATGGCTGATGTTTTTAGATCTTGGTGGGGCTGATTGGCTAAGGAAGTTGGTTAAACAAAAAGCTAAACTTCCCATACAACATTACAAGGATCAGAATGAACGAATGCAAAAAGGAATACTGTGACTTCATTGGCAGTAAAGCCTTTGAAGATGACGGAGGTTGGAGTTACGAAGTTTGGACGGCAGCCCAGCAGGCTGCGTTTAAACGGCTTGCAGCAAGGTTTGCCGGTTACAAAGACATCGACTACACCGGACATGAGATAGCCCGTTACATTAACTTTTTGGCAAAGCAAGATGTACCGGAATAAGAAGCTACTTGAGATTGTGCGGGAATCACCATGTCAGATCTGCGGTGCGCAGGATGGCACGGTGGTAGCCGCCCATTCAAACCAACAGAAGGACGGCAAGGGCATGGGACTCAAAGCCCACGACTACCGTATTGCGGCCTTGTGCTACACCTGTCATACCAAGATGGATCAGGGCTACGAATGGACGAAAGATGCTAAGTTTAAAGCTTGGGATGAAGCCCATCGCAGAACCATTGGATGGCTCTTTGAGGGGGGTCATCTTACTGTTGGATAGATTTCTTAATCTCTCGGATGTTGGCTGTCATTGCATTCTGCGCTTCAGTGATGGCTGACAATGATTCTCTCTTCTCCTCTGGAGACATGTCTGAGGATCGGATTTGAATAGCCGCTTCACGCAGTACCTTCATCTGTTTCTCTACGCTACTGATGTAGCCTTTCATGCCCAACAGATAAGCGTTTTTCTCAATGTAGTCGCCCATACCTTCTACGTTTCCTGTGCGCTCCATCAAGTTGACTGTTCGCACAACCTCATCCACGGAGTTCTTCAGGTCGTAGTAGGCGGTCACAGTTCCCTTGGCTTCCTTGTCCACAATGAAACGTTTGATCACAGGCATCTGCTCAAAGCGTTTTGCTGGCTTAGGTGATGCGTCATTACTAAACAGGACTGCATCAATCAGGTCAATCGCATACATGCCAAGCGATCCTGTGTAGCCCTTCATAATGTGATCCACAATGATTGGGGACTCACCCAAAATTCCACCCAGCTTCTTAGCGGCTTCTGAAGTGTTAGGAGCCATCTGATACTCTTTGGCTACGTTCTCCATACCCTGTCCCACAATGGGACGCATTGTGAAGAACGAGTAGTTTGTACGAGCCTCAACAAATGGCAGAACAGTTTGAGGAATCGGGTTGAACGCAAACGTGGAGATCAAGTTGCGTTTAAACGAGTCAGCCATATCCTTGCCGGTGTCGCTGCCAAATGAATATTCAAGGATACGCTCAGGCACGACTTTAAACAGCACACCCACCTCAAACGGAATTGGGATGCGGATGCCTGCCGATGGGAACAACCAATTGTTATCCCTTGTCTCTTGCTCTTGGTTCAAGTATTCCTCTTCATCATGTGTCAGGAACCAATACATGGATGTAAGAGCCATAAGGGTTGCACCACGGATGAAGAACGACTTCTGAATAGCGGCGGCATCTGCCGTAGCCATCTTTCCAAAGGCGGCACGGTAAAACACATCCAAGCCCTGCATACGTGCGTTAAGGAATGGCACAGCCGCAGTCAGAATACGAACAATCGCAAGGTTACCCTTACGGTTAAAGTTCATTACTTCCATTGCACGGTAGATGGCTTCTGCCTCATTGCCCGTCTTCTCCAACGTAGCTTTGTACACTGCCATGCGGGTAGCGGCATCAGATGCCTCTGTACCCTTCTCCAGACCGCGCCAAAGGCTTGTAAACGGTTTGAGAGCCTTCTCTGTACCTGTCTGAGTTCCTGTGGCTCTGCGCAGGCTTTCACCCAAGATAACACCGCTGTTCTCAACGCCAGCGGCAAACTCATAACCACCAATCACACCTGCATTACGCAAGGCAAGATAGACGGGGTCAGTGCCACCGATAGCCCTGCCAAAGTTAGCAATGGTAGAGGCGATAGGTGTCATCTTTGCACCGCTGGTAACCCACGCAGACAGTGAGTCACGCATCAAGTTAGCCATCATAAAGCCGGGATCTTTTGTAACTAAGTTACGGAGCAGATTTGCTGGCGCAGCGAAGAAACTTAAGAATGGCAATTCTGGTAGGTTTAAACTCTTGACGGCATCAATGAACAACTGATCGGCTACGTCGTAGGAGACAGGCTTGCCGTTCTCCAAGACAGTGACAACGCCGGGAGCGTATGACACATCTTGTCGTTTGTCAGCCATCTTTAAGAACACAGCCTGACCGATAGCACGTTGAGCCGCAGTGTTCTTCATTCCGGATTGGATGATGGACTGCGTGTTACGGACAATGGTTTCCAAGAAGTCAGCAAAAGGAATGTCTTGCTCTTCCTTGAGACCCTTTAGTTTCTTGGGAGGAGTAACTCCTGAGATGTTCTGGAACAGTCTAGGCCCGACAGTTTTCTCTCCATCTATCTGACGATAGAAAGGAATGTAGTCAGAGTACTTCATAAACTCTGCGGCCTTCTCAGGGGACAGAACTCCAGTTTTTACTGCGTAGTTCATCAAGCCATTGTTGTACTTAATCCAATCTTTTTGGACTTGTTCAAACTCAGGATATTTAACCAATAGTTCTTTGGCGTAATCTATTTCAGCCTGTGTGTAGGTGTGGTCTGTGCCATTGGCTAACAGACGGGAACCCCGTAGAGAACCAGCCCAGAACTGATAGGTTTGATAGATACGTGGGTCACCAATCTTAGCCAAAGGCATGAGGATCTCTAGGACACCCTTCTCACCATTGGCGTTGCTGATTGTTGTGTAGCCTTTGTCAAAGACAGGGATACCACCTTTACCTTCAATACCGCAAGCCATAGATGCAATAGCGGCGGCATTGTCTGACATGAGAGCGGCAGATTCTGCGCTTGAGTCAGCAAGGAGGGCGGCTCCACCCATCTGCTTGGCGACTTCCTTGTCATACACACCAAGTTGGTTGTAACGATTCAGGAACTGTTGTCGCAGCGCATCTACGCTTTTTGGTGTAAACGCTTCCAGAATACGCTCGATGTATCCTTTTTGCTCACGGCCCGGAGCAAGGCGGTTGATACTAGCGTTGATAGCCGCACCGTTAGGCAAGGAATCTACTTCGTTCTTAACCTTGCTTAGGCTGTAGCGGATGTCTTTGGATTCGCCAAACTCACCAGTATTACCTGTAACTGACTTAACTTGGTTAGCGTCAAAGACTGCAAGGTTCTTTCTTCCACCCTCTAAAACATAGAAAGAATCAAAACCCGCATCTTTAATTGCTTGTTGGACATCTGAATTCTCAATAATAGACCAGATGCCGTTTTTAATGGCGGTTTCAGGCAGATTCCCACTGTCGTTACGACTGTCTAAAAATGCCCGATATGTCCTACGAATTTCGTCAATGTGGTTTTGATTTTCGTAATCAAATGGTTTCTCAGCACGTACCCACAAAGGATAGATGTATGGCTTGCCTTGCGCCTTGCCGAGGCGTTTAAGAGAGGCAAAGAACTCAGCATCATTTGGATTAGTGCTAACAAAAATAGGCTTACGCTCAGAGAAGATGTTAAATTCATTTGGCGACCCATGATAGGCAACCATTGGACGACCTTCTTCTTTAAAAATACTATTGCCAAACCATCGTTTAAACTCTGATGTTGTTGGTGGAGCTTTCTTGTAGGCGGCATTCTCTGCGGCCTCGGGAGAACGATAGAAAGACTTGAGGCTTTTCTTGCTTTCTCCTATACTTGGCTCTTTAGAGGAGGTTGGTATGTTTAAAGTTCCTGAAGGCGCAACAGTTTGGGTTCTAGGAGATTCTTGCCCAGTCTTGCGACTTAAAGATGGCTCAACAGTTTTAGCCAATAAACCTGATGTTCCTGTTTCACCAGAAACGTTTGCTCGTGCAGAACCCGCAGTTAAAGGTGACTTTGATTTTTGGGAAAACTTGTAAGCTTCTTCATAGAATTTGAAGCTTAATTCTTCAAGGCGAGTTCTTTCTGCACTTCCCTCTGGCAAAACACGGCTCATTGCATAGACTACGTGCCCAGTGTTCTTGGCGGTAATCATTGTTGGCACATTGATTTGAATCTCGGCAACCAACCCATTGGGCAATTGCACGTTTGTCAAAATGTCGCGGTAACCATTTAAAGGTTTGGCAAAACGATCTTTGATTCGGAACAGTCGTTTAACACCCTTTTTGACGCGACCAAATTTCTTGGTCAGCAAATCAATGGTTGGTTGAATTTGGCTTTCGTTATCAACAACAATTGTTGTTCTTAACAAGTCAAGTATGTCAGATCCTTGTGGCTGACCAAGCAAACCATTTTCCGTGTCTGTCCACAGCTTCTCTACAGAACGTCCCATGCTCTTGAGACCTACGCTACGAACATCTCCACCCACCGCATCGGCAATTTCAGTTACATCTTTGGTAAATTTAGGCTTAATCATTTCTGCTTTGCGCAGGAATGGGGCAAGCATCTTCTCACCTGTGGAGCGTTGCTCATCGGTAAGCTTTATCTTTGGCTTACCTTTGTAATCATTAAGAACCTTCTGAACTTCTTCTAACGTTTCATCGCTAACGATGCCACGCATTTGCTCAGATTTCTTAGCCTCCGGAGTAATAAGAGGGAGACTTAGCTTGGCTCTTCTTCCTCTTTGGGCGGCGGGTTCTCCGAGTTCTGCTTGGAGTTGTCGAGTGGCTTCATCCCGAAGAGAACGACTCCGTTCCCGAATAGTTCCTCTTTCTCCTCTGGGGTCATCTGACGGATTGGCATAGTTGTAACTTTCTTTTTCAGGGAATGCGGAATAAACATCTCCAACAGAAATATTGTAATCACCCTTTAGTTGATCATCAATCAATGATGCCAACTCATTAGAGTCAACGTTGGAATAATTCAACAGAATCATCTTGCCATTCATGGTGGTCTGACCACCAATAGGCGTTTCCCCGTCAACCTTAATCTTGCGCAGTTCTTGATAGATTTTGTCAATCTTGGCTGGATCCTGCGTGTTTAAATCAACAGTGATGGCGCTAACTTTGTCCAAGCCTTTTGCTGGCTTAGGCGAAATAACCATCATGCTGTCTTGCGACAAGGCGTAGCCAATGAACTTGGAGATCTCCACGGAGTCACCAGAGTTAAGGAACAAAGCAAACGATGGGTTGGTGTCATCCATATAACTACCAACTTGCGGAGCGATGTAGCCATCCACATCAAAGTCAGCCATAGCCTTGCGAACAATACTACGCGCTATTTTTTCACTGATGTTTAAACGGGTAACTTGATCTAAGTTTCTCCATCGGTTGCTCAGTTCAACATTATTAGGATCTGGCGCAACCTCAAAAACAACTTTCTTGCGGCGTGGCGTTTCACGCTCTTGCTCAATTACTGCTTTTGTTCTGTACTTTTCAAGGAACTCTTCCCGTTGTTGAGTTTCAAGCGGGCCAATTCTGTAAGGTTGTGTGCCAGTTGCTTGAGTTCTTTTGGCGACTGGCGCATTAGCCAATCGTTGTGTTGTTCTTGATCCAGATTTTGCTGCTGTGCTAAGTTGTCCTGCATTGTATCCCTCCTTCGTGAGAATCTTTTCCATCGCTCCTGCGTAGCTCTGACTTGTTACACGCAGTCTTACACCAAGAGCCTTGTACAACTCTTGTTCAGGATACCAAATAGCCGCTTGCAAAGAAGCAGGCGGTACTCGCTTACCGTATTTCTTTTCAACCATGTCCACCATTTGACGGACAACATCACGCAAGTTTCTGCGTTCTGAGCCACTGGCTGGTGCATCTCTGGGTTTGTCTAATGAATTGACCATTGACTCTGCCGCACCGACCAACTTAGATTTTTCTCTTGTTTTATTGTCGTAACCGGAACGATTAACTTTGTAGTCACGCTCATGCGCACTCTTAACTTTACGTGCCAAAGCTTCAGCGGCATCATCATCTGTCTTTGCGGCTTCTACATCTGCGTCATTAAACTGGTTAGCAAAGACACCATTGTCGCCTTTGACGTTTAAAGCACTTCTAAACTTACCAAGCTGTTCTTTGTAAAGCTCAGGATCAAAGTCTTTTAGCTTGCCAGTTAAGCGACCAATGGTTCGCATGAACCACATGTCCATTGTTGTTGGCTCAAAGTTACCGTTTAAATTGGAGTAGAAACCAAATCCAATCTTTGGCCCAAAGACGGAAGAACCTAAAACCTTCTCATCCTTCAACTCACCCTTGATATCAAAGCCAGCACTGCGCATTTCATCAACAGTAAACTCTGTCTCAAGGAATTGACGCATCAGGTCTGGCCCCATGTCAGTCAGTAAGGCGTTAGCTAACTTAAAGTTGCCAACCATTGCGCCTTGATCAGCACCTTGGCCTATTTCTGGGAAACGTTGGTTAATTCTAAAAGAGTCATAGACTTTCATTGCAAACGCAAGATTATCTTCAACGTTTAAACCCTGAGATGTAATAGCCATCCCAACCCGGAAAGCTGATCGAGCATTTGGATCTGTATTGAGTTCTGGGTACTTAAGCCCAGCCATACCCAACGTCTTGTTGATGACCGAGTCATACCATTCAAGGTTAGCGCCACCAGAACGGATAGCCGCCATAGCCTCAATTGTCATTAATCTAGCAAGAGTCTTTCTGTCTTCCGGCTTTTCTGTGTCAAGTAAAGGCAGACCTGACTGACGACGTAAATCTTGTAAATGTTGAACAACAGCAGGCAACCTACCAATATCTGGGCCTTCAAACTGCTCAATGCCAGCTTTTCCGGTTTGGTAAACCAAAGATGTGGAATTAAGCTCCTCATTAGTTACATCCATCTCATCAATGATGTCGTTCAAAACCTTTTCATACTTAGGCTTGATGGATGGGTTAAGAATTCCGTACTTTTCAGTCTTGAGGGCCATCTTAGCTTCGCCACCGACAGCCGGAGCGGAAGGCTTAAGCTCACCTTTTTCAACTTTACCAAATACGTCTTCGTATGTTTGGAATCCAGCGCCGTTTAAACTGTTACGCAGCGCAGTAAAGAAGTTGCGAAGTTTATTTAACAACGCAGTCAACATCCCGGGAGGAGCTTTATTTACATCAAAATCAGCAAATGCATCGGCAATTGCCTCTTCTAACAAAGCTTCTTGGCTAAGAGGTTTAAGGATGTACTTGCCATTTGCATCTTTTACGCCATTTGCATAAGCGTCATAGCGGGACATTGTTTGCCCAGCAACTTTAGTTTGGACATTCTTAAGGTATTTTTGTACCCATTCCTTTTCGGCCTGACGCTCCAATGCCGCCCATTGCTGGGGAGTAAAGAAACCCAGCTCCTTCAAGGCATGGATAGCCTCATGGCGCAGGGTGGTAATAGGCTTTTCTGCGCTTAATGCAATTTGAATTAGTTTGGCTTGATAAGAACCATCAGCGCCACCTTCAATGGCATCAACAATCTTAAGGCCGACATCCCTCAAACCAAACCGCTCCAGCATGGCTGGCAGGTCTTTCTTGAGGCTGTCCAGCTTAGCTTGATCTTCAGGCGTTGTCGCCGTTGCAGGAGCCGCTTTTGCTGGCGCAGCAGCACGACGCTGGAGTTCTGCGTTTACACGTTTCTGCAACGCAGGCGAACGCTTCTTGGCTAGTTCCTGAAGGTCTGCGTCAGATAGATCCTCAAAGATAGCCTGTTCAGCTTCTTCTCGGGTTTCTTTAACTGTTTGGATACCCTGACCCTTACGTACCACGTAGGACTTTGGCTTAACCTTTTTAACGCCAATAGGGGCAACTGTTAATGGAGTCTGATAAGACTCTTTCCTAGCTTTCAACTCAGCAATACGTGGGAATGCTTCATCAGTTACTTGTTGGTAAGTATCCTGTGCCGCCTTAAATTCTGGAGTACTGCGGTTGCCTGCAAGGATAAGTCTCTGGACTTCCTTCTCAGCCTTACTTATCTTGGCTTCTTCCGTCTTAAGAGACTCATCAATGTTCTTGATCTCTTCTGCGGTCAGCTTGTTTAAACCTTCAACCTGCTGGTCAGCAGATTCTTTGGTTTTATGTTCATCCAGAATCTCATCGCCACGCCTAACTTCATAGGAGTCAGCGGTCTCTTGTTCAGCGCCAAGTTCCTCGGATACTTTGTATCCAGTAGGTGTGGTACGTGAGGGAACACTAACTTTTTTGTTATCTGTAACGATGTCACCACTGCGGTTAGCATCATTAAGCAATGCATTGACAGCGGAACCCTTGAGTCCGGTGGCTGTCTCTATTGCTTTTGTAGTTTCTTTAAAGCTTAGGTCGTCCTTGCCAAGCTCATCCATCTTTGCATTTAAACCATCAATGGCTTTGGTGAACTGCTGCGGCGTGTAGTTTGTAGCGTTTAAACCTTCTGGCAGCGACTGTGTTGATGTAAACCCGGGCAGCTTTGCAAGCGATGTAATAGCCGCATGGAGTTGTGGCTGAGACATCTGAGCGGGATCACTGATGCCAGTTGTCCTAGAAAGGAAGTCGGAGAACCCTTGCGTTCCTGTTTCAACGTTCTTGGCTTGAGCAGTTTCAATGACCTGCGCAGGCGTGTAAACCTCATTGGTGTAACCGGTCTTGGCTGCAAGAATTGCGTTTAAACTTTCCTTGTCTTTGCTTGGCAGAGCATCAACAACATCATCTAAACTAAAAGAAGTGAGTGCTGGCTTACCTGTATCAGCACGATTTTGCTGAACAATTTTAAATAAATCTGCGCCTAGATCATCAGCAGTCAACATGCCCAGTGGGTTCTGGGTCATGCTCAGTTCATCGCTAATCTTTTTTTGATTGGCAGCAATTTCTTCTTGCTGTTGCTTTTGATATTCTTGTTGGCCTTTGAATTCGTCCTGCACGTACTGCTGACGCATCTCTTTTAACTTAAGAGGAGAAGCTCCAGCACCCAATATGCCGCCGACTAATGCGTCATTTATAGCGTTAGCCAATACGCCTTGGGTTAGATCTCTCTCAACGCCAGCTTGGTTAAGCGCAACGTTTGTACCGACAGTACTAACCGCAGACTGAAGAGCTTCAGGCAAAGCCTCGGCTGCTGTGCTTTTGCCAATAGCTTGTGCAACTGTTGGCTCAGGCAACTTCAATGATGGGCCTTTGACTTCCGGTAGTTTTTTGCCTATACGACCAACAAGCGATTCAACGCCTAGTCCACCAGCAAGAGCGCCAGCACCACCACTTGCAATTTGACGGGGTGCGTTCTCTAAAGAATACTCTGCGGCCTTCTGAGCCAAGCGTTCCGCTTCTGCTTCAGGAATTTGTTTTTCAAGTAATTCACGCTTGACGGTCTCGTAGTCTTGACCCTTCTGACCACCGACACCCATCATTGCGCCGATAGTAGATGCAGGGAGGGAGGAGGCAACCTTGGCGGCAGTGCCAGCAGATACACCCATCGCAGTTAATCTAGCAATTGCGGCAGGGACAGCGGCGGCAGGCATTAACGCAGTGCCAAGAACCATCGGAACTATTGAGCCAGCACCCTGTGCAAGGGTCTGTAATGGAGCTTCAGCAAAGCCACCAAGAACAGCTTTAACTTCTTCTAATGTATTGCCTTCAGCCTGTTTCTTAATCTCTTGGCGACGCATGATCTCAGCTTGACGCTCGGGAGTCATTGCCTCGCCAGCGGATTGCTGAAGACCTGTTAAGCCTTTGGAGACAACGTTACCAGCACCAGCTATATCAGTAAGTGCTTGCGTACCACCGCCTACACCCTGACCAAAAGACAGGGCTAGATCCTTAAGGGAAAAGCCCGCAGATTTAGGTTCTGGGGCGTTTACTTGATTTTGTACGGCTTGCCATGCCTGTTCGTCTGTTAACGGGGTTGGGGAGTTTACACGAAACGTCCCCTTACCCGGCACTGCAATATCGTACTGAGGCATGTGTCACCTACTAAAATTATTTGATTTGCGTTACTGTAACACCGGCAGGTAGTCCTGTGGAAGTGGGTAATGCGTTTAAACCTTGACCGGCTACTCCGTAACGACCTTGTAACTCTTTAATTTTATTTTCGTATTCGGTACGAAGGGTTGCAAGTTTAGGGTCATTTTTCTTGTCAAGGCGTATAGGCATGTACCTTAAATCACTATTAAGTTTTTCTACAGCTTCATCATATGCCTTACGGTTACGTACTCCCGCAGATTCCATTGTTCCTGCGGCGGCAATTTCTGCGGCTTTTTGCATAGCTTGCTCAAGAGTCAAAGTCTTATCAGCTTCCATTAAAGCTTTGGCACGACTCATCAAGTTATCACGATCCTGAGCGCCAATCTGAGCGGCACGGATTTGATTCTTACGGTTCTTTTCATTCTCAAGAGCCTGTTGAATCAACTCACGAGTCTTATCTTCAGACAAACCAAGTTGTTTAGCGGCTTCCGTCTTCTCTTTGATAATGCGTTCTTTTTCAGTTTGGGTAAGATCAAACATGCCCTTCTTCTCGGCAAACTGAGCTTCAGACTTCTTGCCACCAAGCTCAAGAATTTTCTCCATAAGAGTGTCTTGTTCTGCAAGCCTAGCCTTTTGCAAAGCTCTTTGACCAGCCACACCACGAGATCCTGCTTCCATCCATGTACGACCACCACCTTGAGCAATCTGCTCTAACAACTCCATTGTTGCGTCATAACCAGATTTAGGTGCGTTTAAACGTTCCTTACGGGCTTTGAGTTCTTCCGCCATCTTGTCATAGATAGACAGATCACGAGCACCAACTTCTTTTAGGTAAGCTGCTTTTTTAGCTGCGGCTAATGCTGTCTCATCTTGATTTAACATTTTTCTCTGGTAGTCCAAGCCGGGAGTGGCAAGCGAAGAAGCCAAACCTTGCAAACCAGCAGGCATAGGTGCGCTATCAACGTTTACACCAGTCTGCGCTTGAGTATTGGCTTTGGGAGGTGCGGGTGGAGGAGGAGGTGTACCGGGTTGCGCCCTAATACCTGCATCTGCCAAATTAAGTTGACTGCGAATATTTGCCGGTGGTGTAGCCACTGTTGCAGGGGGTTTTTCTGGCGCGTTAAGTGGCGCACTTGACAGTTCTGTAAGCTTGGCTACACCTTCTTTTTCACGCTCAGGGGAGCCAAAGAGATAATTAAAAAAGCTAGTCTTGCTACGAGCATCTAGCGCCTCTTGTTTGCGCTGTGCCATGCGGCGGTCTTGTGCCGCTTTAATTGCGTCTTCTTCACGAACACGCTTCTTCATTTCATCAAACGCTTCAGGTAATGCGGCAATATCCTGCACAAACTGACTACTGCCTGTGCCATCAAATCCAATAATGCCACCCTCTGCATAAGCTTCGCCCACATTAGTGGCGAGAGAGTCAAGCCCTTGAGGCTGTAATTCAGGTTGTGGTGTGCCAAATGGCACGGTAGGAGGCTTTTGCTGTAAACGCTGTTGCTCACGAGCCATCTGCATCATACGAGCCTGCAAAGCTTGTTGTGCCAATTGTTGAGTATTCTGCGCAACGGTAGGCATGTTTGTAGGGATTTGCAACGCTTGCGAAATTCCAGCATTCTGCTTACCTTGTGCAATGTCGTTTAAAGCCATTAACTGACGCAGATCTTTGGGAATCCCGCCATTCTGTTTTTTATCTTGGTCAACTTTACGTGCCAACGGCGCAGGATTACCCTGATACGCAGAAGTAATTTGATTAATGGACGGTTGTGTAAACATTTAAATGTCCTTCAGGTAATACCAAGATTTTTTAACAATCCAGCAATAGTGGTCGCACCTTGTGCGCCAGATACCAATGCGCTAGGCGTAGAGGTGTTATATGACTGAGCAGCCAGTGGCAAGCCCTGTAACAGAGATTGTTGGAATTGAACCATCTTAAATGGGTTGGTACGAGCTTCCTCAAACGCTGCTTTATCGGCTGCAATACCTTCAGACTCAATGCCACGTTGGGCTGTACCAGCGCCAAGCTGGGCTGTAAGGTTAGCCAGATCAGCTTGATTCTGAGCTGTGCCAAGAGCACCTTGAGCTTGAGCCGCTTGCAATCCTGTTTGTAGACCCTGTAAACCAAAGCCCGCACCGTATTGAGCCTCTTGCATCTTACGGGCTTGATCTGCGTTGAACTGAGCCATTGCCTTGTCATAGGCTGTGTTATAGCCTTGACCAGTGATATTAGCCAAATTAGAACCCAAACTACGCTGAGTCTCTGCGTCTAGGATTGCCTGACGTGAGCCACCAAATGCGCCAGCCTGAGTCATCTTGGCTGCGTTTTGTTGTTGGGTAATTTGTGACTGACGACGAGCTTCTTCCAACTGAGGGTTGAGTGAAGCCTGCAAATACGGGTTCATGTACGCATTTGCTTGCGCGGTATCAAACGATGTGGTGGTTGGTTGATAAGCCAAACCCTGCGCTTTGGTTGCAATACCGCCCGCAGCCGTTGCCGCATTACCAATACTGGTTGGAGATGCTAACTTGCCAGCGGTTGTAAATGCTGTGGTTTGCAAAGGAGATGCGCCCGCAGTCAATTGGCCGCTGTACTGCTCATAGGGCATGTTAGACAACGCCTGACCTTTACCAAGCATGTCAGTGACATAAGGGCCAGCCCAATTAGAAAGATTGGACTCCGTTCCTGTTAGGCCAGCAGCCAATGCGGCGCTTGTTGGGGCTGTTGTACCGCCAGTTTGGAAGTGCTTAACTTCACCACCGGAAGCCATGCCCACAGATCCACCGGGCATGTACTTGTCTGGATTAATCTTTTTACCTTGCTTCTTGTTGCCTGTACGAGCTTGACGAACTTTATCCATCATTTGATAGAGCTTTTTAGCGCCAGCATCAGAGTTGCCATTACCCAGATGAGACACCACATCGGCAGGAACAACAAACTCACCATGACTTAATGCGGCTGGTTGGTTCTTACCAATCTGCGCAGGCAACTCATCTGCCATACCATCTGTAGGGCCGCGTAAGTACTTACCCTTAGCAGCTTGAATGATTGGTTGTGGTGCATTCGTGTAAACAACATCTCCACCGTACTTTGTACCACCAGCGCCGGGGCGGATTGGCACTGTTTTACCATCAACTACCGTGCTAGAAATGGGGGCTGTAACCATTTGGCGGTTAGCAACCAAGTTAGGGATCTTGCCTTGATAGCCTGTTGGCGTTGTTTTACCTGAGACCGCACCCATTAAGCCTGCAAGACCACCCGCTCCCACAGCCAATTGGGACAGACCGGAAGAGCTAAAGTTAGTGCCCAGTAACTTGTTGAAGTAATCAACCAACGCAGGATTGGCATTGATATCGGCTTGGATTTGAGCATTAGACGGAGAGCTTGAGTTTGCAAAGCTATACGTGGTGCTTGGGTCAATTCCAATTGAAGTCAAAAAAGCATCGTTAGACAAAAAATTGTCTGGGTTGAGAAAATTCCCAAAGTAATTGTAATTACCGCTTACAGATTCGTCGTTGAAGTCATAATTACCGCTTACAGATTCGTTATCCATTACTTACTCCCTAAAAGTTTTAAAAGGGCGTTTAAATCATCAGCACCCAAGGATTTGCCCGCCTTCTCATCGATACCAAGAAGCTTGTAGGCAATGTCAGTCCCAAACAATTCTTGCATTAATTTTATCTTAGCGTAAGGATCTTGGCTAGGCATAGTTGTTTGAGACCCGGGTTGCACAGAATATTCAGGCAAAACCGGTTTCTTCACCACCGGAGGAGGGGGTGGTGGAGGTGGTGGCGGAGGAGGTGGCGGTGGTGGTGGTGGCGGAGGAGGCGGAGGAGGCGGAGGAGGCGGCTTCACAATCGGCACACAACTCTTGCCATCAGCACTTAATGTAAAGCCTTCTGGGCAGACTAATTTTGTGTCGTCATCTTTATCGTCAGTGACTACAGTATCCACAGTGTCCACGGTGTCATCACCATCTGTACCATCACCGCCAGTGCCATCACCACCTGTACCTGTGCCGCCAGTTCCTGATCCTGTACCCGTGCCGCCCGTACCAGAGCCAGTGCCAGTGCCGCTCGTGCCACTTCCAGTTCCATCAGTTCCGCTGCCAGAACCACCCGTGCCTTCGCCTCCGGTTCCAGCGCCATCGCCTTTTGTGCCGCCGCCAGCACCATCTTTAACAATAGAATCAATTAATGAGTCAACGTTGCTAGAGCCACCGCCTTTGCTGCCTCCAAGCAGGGCATCAATCAAAGCATCTGATGTGGAGTCAGTGCTCTTAGATTCATCATCTGTTGATGAAACTGAATCTTCTGTCAAAAAAGTCCAAGAAGGTTTTGACCCGCTGCTAATGGTAGTTCCGCCACCCGCAACATTGCCTTCTTCATCAAAAGAGGGGCCGCCCCATTCATATGAAACTTCTCCTGTTTCTGGGTCAAGAACTGCGTCATAAATTACAGGCTGATCGGGATCATTAGGATTTTCACGAGTAATGGTGTAGCGTGATCTTCCTTCACTATCCACACGAGAGCCAGTAACTGACTCACCTTTAGCGGTTACCACCCAACTTGGAATGTCTGAGTCAAACATTCCGGAACCTTGGTTATCAGATTCTGCTGCCAATATGGCAACCAAATCACTGCCAATCCCTTTGGGAGAATTGTTTTCAATAATTGAATTAATATCAGTTTCGCCTTGGGTTAATCCCGCTGCGTTTAAACCATCAATCACATCGTAAGACCCGCCCATGTCATCGCCGGTGCGCCCACTAAATGTCAAACCATCTAAAACGCCAATGTTAGATTTAGACGATTCTTGAACTGCGTTTTTAGCAGCAGAAATTGCAGAGTTAATTAAAACTTGATCTACAGGTTTGCCAGAAATAATACCTGTTGCGGCGTTCGCTGCAATCTTTTTCTGTGCAGCCGTCATATTGGCAAATTCAGGGCCGCTTAACATAGAGTTAATAGCCCCGTTTACACCACCTGAGAGTGCGCCCTGTAGCATTGCATCGCCAATGTCTTGATTGGTTAATATAGCCTTAGCTCCAGACATTACGGAGTTTTGCAAAGAATTGGTTAATGTGTTTGTAAGCGTTTCTGATAAGCCAAGATCTTTAACAAATGAACCAGCTTCCTTCATAAAGTCCGTGCCGGGGATTTGCGACATAGCAAATGAAACTGCGGCATTTTTAATTGCGTCTTCAAAGTCTGCGCCACTTAAAACTTGGACAGCTAATTGAGCCGCAATCTGCTGAGGTATAGACAGACCGCCCGTAGCAAATGCCAAACCAATTTGACCAATAGGGCCAAGGTCTGCCATGAGATTGGCAAGATCATTAGATGAGCCACCATATTTGGAGTAAAAAATTGGCTTACCATCATTGGTAAATTTCACTCCGTAAGCGGTAGAACCATCTCCAGCAAAAGTGCCGCCCCAGATTTCAGGGCCGTTTTGTGCAGCCTTGTCATAGTAGGAATTTATTGCTTTACCAGTTTTTGTATTGCCGTATGTTGTTTGTCCTGTGTCAGCTACAAGTTTGCCGTCTACTGTTTTAATTTTAGATGGGTCAACAGCCGCATAGCTATCATCTCCGCCAACAAACTGTCCGTACACAGTTTCCAGTTTTGCATTTGCTGGAACATCAACAAATTTAAACGTTGCGTTACCGTCTTGATCAATCCCGCCGTCAGGTTGCCTAATAACGTTCCTAGTAGCGCCACTATATTCATCAGCTACTGTAAGAACATTCTGCCCGTTGTATTTTTTACCAATTTCTTGTACGTCTGCGTAAACAGGAACTTTGCCAAAGTCATTGATGTCGGTAAGACCTTGACCAGCTAACATTACACCCATGTCATAGGCGTTATTTTTAGCAGAGCCATAACCCTCGCCGCCCCAATATTTTGTTGTTCCTTGAGAAAGGATTTGATTAGCTATCTTGCCTGCCGCACCAGTTGTGGGTTGAGTAGAAACAGCTTCATTTCGTGCAGCACCAAGAAACCTGTCTAACTCTCCTGCGTCAATGGTATCTCCAAAACCCCAATTAGCAATTTCTTCTTGTGACGGTGTTCTACCTAACGTATCTTCGTACAGTTTAACCAAAGGATTTGCGGCGGCAGTTGTATCTGTAGTAGCTGTAGTTGCGCTTGTAGTAGCACCTGTGGCTGGCTTTAATCCAGCAATAGTATTTGCCAAATTAACACCAAGCGTAGTGTACATGCTTGAACCGGGGTGAAGAGTGTCGCCTGTAGTGGTGTCAAAGATGTCATCTCTACCACTTGTGTACGCAAATTTATCATCCAATGCGGAGCCAGTAGATTTTGCAACGTCACGAATAACATCTGCATAACTTGAAACCGACTTGCCCCAGCTAATGTCTGACCCAACAGCGTTAGGCGTTTGCAAAACAACTTGTTTACCCGCCGCTTTTGCTTGATTCACCGCATTAAGCAAATTGGCTTTAAATGTTTCTGGACTCTCTCCGCGAGAGGCTTCATTTAAACCATAGTTTAAAACAACAATACCTGCGTCGCTTGCAAGTGTGTTTGCCCAATTATTGCCAGTATTATTAGCACCAGTCAACAAATCACCAACAGTCGTGCTATTTACGCCCAAGTTGTTGATGGTATAACCTGATCCCAAAGTATTTTGGGCAGAGGTCACCATGTTGTCAGTAAGCTGGTTTCCGGCGTTATATCCATATGTTGTGGAATCACCCAAAGCAACAACGTTATTGTTGTTTAAACCTGTGGTTGTTGCACCCGTTGTTGCGTCTGTAACATTTCCCGTAGTTGCTGCGCCTGTAGCACCCGTTTCACCACCAAGCAATGTGGCTATACCGGATGTGTCTGTTGCGTCTGTTGTAGCGCCCGTAGTGATTAGATTGGTAATTCCACCAGTGCTTGTATCAGCAGTGGTCTTACCAAGGTAGTTATTTACGTACTGCGTGTATTTGTCATCGGGTTTTTCAGCAATGTATCTGCTAACAACGCCTTGGAATACATTACTAAAATCTTCAGGTGCAACTTGTTTGGTTTCTAATAAATTAAGAAAATGGTTTAAACCGCCTTGGTCAACTTGACTTACGTCTTCACCAACGCCGGTACGACCAATAGTTCCATAGGCATCTAAAACTATCTGTTTATAGTCAGGGGTAGCTGCCGCAGTATCCTCAAAGACATCTTCATCAAATTGTTGTGCAAAATAATCAATTGGCATTATCCGACCTTCCAATTTGTTCCGTCAGAATAGACGGGCACAGCCACTGCCCCGCCAGTCACAACGGTTGCCCCAAATGTTGGGCCTAAAGCATCTGTTACAAAAGCTCTTGCGCCTTTACCTGACGTAACCGCGCTTGGCAACGTTGCCACAGTGTAGTTAGTCAAAGGAGGCACTACGCCAGAAGCCATCAATTGAGTGGTTAACGCATCAATCCTGTTGAAGTACAGACGCAAGATATTGAGCATCTGGTCAAAATACACACGGTTGTAATCCTCTGGAGGAAGCGGCAAGTTAGGTGCGGCTACCTTGTTTAAATCAAAATCGGTGGTGACAATAAAGCTCATCGTCTGCCGTCCGGTCTGATGTCAATACGGGTAGCACCCAACTGCCACGTTGTTCCAAGGTTGTCCGAGCTAACCTTCAAGATTAACTGCCTGCCCCGCACACGGGTATTAATTTGGCCTGTAAAGCCTTCAGTCACTGTGTACTGAGCGCCCGTTAATTTATCTACATCTTTGTTTACCGCTGTACCTGTGCCAGAACCTGAGTTCTGCATTGGGTACAAAGTGTACGTAACTTGCGGAGTTGGAGAAGCATCTGAGCCTGAGAACGTTAAGTCAGGGAGCATCCTCCAAACAAAGCCAAATCTATCGCCATCATCAATGTCAAATTCTGTGGATGAGATATAAGCTTCAATACCTGCTGGCGTACCTGTTTCGTTATTGTCTAAGCCAAACTCTTGATCAACCAAGTTGTAGTTGTACGTAGCGGCAATAGGGAAGTCTCTTAGGCCAGAATCAAGCCAAGCTGTTCGCTCCATAGTGCCGTAGTACCAGATTTTCTCAAGGTAGTTGTACACCACATAACGGTTGGCAACTAAACTGCCAGCCGAGCAATAGAACCACCAGACTTCATTGAAGCCTTCGTTTGTACTG